TTAATCCAAATCTAAAATCAGTGCAGTCAGTTGAGGTCATAAATCCTGGATATGGATATACTATTGCACCAAAAGTTGCATTCTTTGGAGATGGATCAACATTATCTGCACATACGACAATACCACCAATCATGGTTGCGGAAGCAATACCAGTTAAACCTCCGGTTGGAGCAGATGATATTGCAACTCGTGGTGGATAAGAATATCCGCCACCTCTGTTTGAAACTGTAATATATCTAATACCACTACCTATTAGAGTTGTATTTGCAGTTGCTGTAACACCAGTTCCTACAAGAGTAAGTGTCTGTATTAATCCAACAGTAATTCCAGAACCATCGCCCAAATCTCCAGAACCTCCAATATTATCATCAATTTCGTCAATACTTGTATCAATAACCTCATCTTCATATCTAAAGAGTTCACATTTTAAAGTATAAACATAATTTTTTCTAAGTTGATAAAATGGTTGCTCGTGCTCTACAAATTTAACTTCAAATAGTCTATCGCCATAAGGAAAATAAATTAAGTCACCTTCTTTTGGTCTAGAAGATAATTTAATATTTGGACTATTTTTAGATAATGGTGCAATATAAGTTTCAAATCTTTCTTGAGATATGGTAATAGTTAATTCATTTAGTGCCTGAATACCAAATTTTGAAAGAATTGTTGTATTATCGCCATATCCATCATAATTTTCAATATATGCTTCAATAGGATATGCCATATCAAATGCAGATTGAATGACCTCTCTTATTACTGTTTTCTCTGTTAAATATTTTCTGGGAAGATAATGAACTTCAACTCCATACATCCGAAGTTGTTCATTTATTAGGTCTTGAATAAGTCCTTGCTCGCCTTTAGAACCCTGAAGAAAAAATGGATTAAGCATAGGATTAACCAATCATATCCATTGGAGGAAGTTCATAAGTATTAGACATTTTCTCCATAATCAAATCAATTTCTCTTTGCCCATCGTCATACATTTGACGACCATTAAGTTCAACGCCCCCCGGTAATTTAACTCCAGTAAATTTCATCATATTTTGCCCCCATTGCCTTTTAATAAGGGACGTTAAGTATGGTTTAATAAAAGAATCGTTCCAAACTCTAGAATAGTCGTTTGGATCTAAAACAGAATAGCAATCAATAATAACATAATTTCCTACAGATACTGCACCCCAATCAATATCCAAATATAGTCTGTCTTGTCTCTTATTAAAACGAATTTGTTTTTGTGTACTCAGTAAAAAGTCCAAATCTTCCAGATACGTTTTGACCATTGCATAACTTAAAAGTTCAGTTGTTCCCCAGTAGTAAATATCATTTAAAAATAATTGATATTTAACACTAAACATATTGTGAGTAATACTGTTAGTGCCATCATATTGGAATATTTTATTTACTCCAATAACTCCTGGAGGAACTTGTAAATAATTACTATTTTCCTCATATTTAAATGTTGTTGCAGTGCCCACAATATTTGTAGTTACACTTGTGGTTACAATCCCAACATTTTTATTGTTACCCCTAGATCTTCCTCTATCAACATCCTCTTGAGTAAATTGATATTTGAAAAATGTTGGATAAACGCCATCAAAATGTCTTTCTTGAAAAAGTTGGATGGCATCATCTACGAGATCATCAATTTGCTCATCTGCAACATTAATTTCTAAAACTGGCGCCCCCAGTTTTCTTTTACAGTAGTCTATTAGTTCTTGTCTAGTAGATGGTTGCGCCATTTATTTTTTATCTTTAAAAATATTTATAGTCCAGTTAGTGCTAAATTTTTAACAATCTCCTGCTGCTTCAAATATAATTTCATATATGCCTTAGAAATATTCCTAAGGTCTTCAATATCTTCTATAGAATCAATCTCATTGCAGGCTTTCACATATTCAAAACTTTTTGATAGATCTTCTAATACAATATCATTTGGATTCATTGATTAAACTCCGTAATAAATTTTTGATTTCATCAATATCATTCTTCATATTAGCAAGATCCGATTCTAAATTTTGTGTCTTTTGATTCACTTCATTCTTAGCATCTCGCCTTGCAATATATTCTTGATATTCTGAAATGTTTGTATTGACAATAGAATTTGTTTTCACATCTCTAAGTAGGTTATTATAACCTTCGACTTTTATATAGTCCATATTATGCAAGAGTAATGACTCTTAAATCTTTCATTCTTGGTACATAAACTTGATTAGTTGATGTCATAATAATCTTAATTCTATAAGATCTAAATGCAGGTAATTTGTCAGCGGTAAAGACATATTCTTTATATTCAATATCAGAAGGAAGATAACCAAGAGAATTTGCTGGAGGAACAAAAATATCAGATCTTCCATCACTATCTGCAAAATTAATTATTTCGTTTTTAACATTTAAATTATTATATCCTGGGAATGGTACAAAGATTGGATTGAAGTTTTGGTTTTGATTAATTGCATATAAAACACGAATATCAGAATAAAGATTAATATGTGCATTTAATATTATTTTAATAGAAGATGCAGAGTATTCCAAATTAATTTCTTTGGAAAGATATTGGAAAGCACTTGGATCATCTAAAACGCTATTGACTCTGCTATCAGTTGCATAATTTGTAATTGCACTATTAACTCTATTTGAGGTAAATATTGCACTAACTCTTTGAGTATCAACTACTGGACTTAATCTAGAATCAGTTGTATTAAGTAGAAGTCTCATATTCAATGATTTATTGCCAGTGAGATTTGTTAAATTATTTGTCTCATTAATTTTTGAGCAAACTATTCTTGAACTATTCAGATAATTTGAATTGTTGAGCGTAATTGATTCGAATCCATTGTCAATAAATGGAATTTCGGTTCCACTTATACTTGAACCAGTTACTGTTCTTAATTCTGCATTTAATGCAGTACCTCTAACTGTTACATTTTGAACATTTGGAGTTATAATTTCAAAAGGAATATTTTGTGTAGCATTAATATTATATCCACCAGAAGATTTGGTCTGATTAAAGTGGAGATTCGGATAGACACTTCCAATAGTTCTGTCGATTCCATTTGAGGACATATCAATTTTAATTTTATAAGAATCAAATGTAATTGGATTAGATTCTGTTACATTTCCAAAATAATGTACTTTGTTAATTCTATTCAATGAAACGCCACCAAGTTCATATTTGTAAACTGGAGTTCCTGCTGGATAATTTGTTGGATTAGAACCTCTTGTAATTTGACCACCAATTGAACCTGCAGTAACTGAAGTATATTCAATAATTTCATTTCCTATTAATAGGTATCCTGGATTTGCAATTCCAACACTAACATTTTCAAAGGTGGCAAAATTTGTAGAATTATCTACAGAAATTGCTGCATTAGAATCTGAATTATATGCAACTGTTAGTTTCGTTGGTACAATATCGGATTGTACATTTGAAATTTCAACATAATTTGTATCGGAATACATTCCATGATTTTTATGATTCACATTAATATGTAAACCATCACTTACTGTATTGATAGATGAGATAAGGACATTTCCTCCAGATGATGCATTTAGATTTGTTGTTATTCCGGAGTTATTGATATATCTTACTGTTTTTCCAACTCCAGTTACAAAATCTCCTTGAACATTATCAAGTATGAGTTGATTTGTACTAGCAATAGAAACTATAGAGAATCTTGCATTACTTCCAACAGAAGTTGCTCCTATAGTTGTAATTCCAAGAACATCGCCAACTTGATATCCACTACCACCACCTACAATAGTTGCGGCAATTGCTACTCCATTACTAATAGTTACATTTGCAGTAGCATCTCTACCACTACCAGTAACTGTTGTTAGATTAACACTACTAAAAGTATATGAACCACTTGCTGGTGTATATCCTATACCCGCATTTATTATGTTTAAAGTTGCAGTTGCAATACCTGCACTACCTACATAATTGCCAGTTGCATTTGATCCTTCTTGGAGAATAATATTCCCTAAAGTCAATCCAGAATCATTTAGAGTAGAAGCAAGAGATACTCTGATTTTATTTGAATTTAAATCTATAGAATTTGGAAGTAAAGTTGCTATTTGCTTGTTGCCGTTGGTTAGTTCTGGACTATAGAATTCTGCTGTTCCAGATTCTATAAAATCTGCTCTATAAAGAGTAAATTTAAGATCTTCCCATTGACTTGCTTCCCAAGTGGAGGCATTTTGAGATTTAAATAGAGATCCAAGATATGGTTGATTTGAAATAAATGACTGGGTTAATAGATCATTCTCTCCAATTCTTGAAATATAAACACTATATTTTGTTGAATTTGATGCTAAGCATATTGCATATTCCTTTCCACCTTCCAAATATATTGGTGCCTTGAAAGAAATTGAAGTTGCAACAGAACCATCTCCAGAAATATTAACTTGTGATGGGTCAAGAACAATTTCTGAGAATGGAATAACCTTTTGAGTTGGGAATCCATTTTGCATTGTTCTGAGTTGGAATGTAACTGGTACATCCATATCATCTTTAGATCTAAAGAAGACATCACATCTAGTTAAGAAAACTCCACTCTCATCATCAACTAAGAATGATTGTGCAAGAGGATCGTACCATCCAACAATAGCACTTCTTGTTGTCTGCGAGATTACCTTACTTGAGACAACTTGGGTTCCTGTTGTTCTAGAAATTGCACGACTTTCAAATTCTTGCTTATTCTCAACTCTTGCATTTCTTACAGAAATAATATTTTCCTGTACAGATTCTAAAGTTCCACTTGACACAAAACCTTCTTCTGCAATTGTTGTTGCAAGATCTTGGTTATTGAGATTGTTATTAAGTAAAGTAAATGTTTTAGTTCCTGTTTCAAATCTTGGATGAATGCCAACATTTGGATTTGGAATATAAAAACTTCCAATAAGAGCTGCAGAAATATCTGAAATTAATCTGACATTTGTTATAGTTGCTTGTGCCCCACTTGTTTTTCCAACAAGAATCATTTCTTGGGAAACCCATCCACTATACTCACCTTGTGGTTGATTTGCAAGAGAGAAAGTATCAATATTCAATATTGATGATGTCGATGAATATGATTGTTGAAGAACTTGATTTGTGTATGGGTTAAATGGATATGTTGAAGTCGGTAAGTTATAAGGACCTTCTTTATGATTTGATTGAGCAACTCTAAAGGTAATATTTGGAGCATTGTTGCCAAGATTTTGAATAGTACCTGTTGATTGCATTTTTCCAACAACAGTTTCTCCAACTTCAAATACTCCAGAAATCATACTAATTTCTAAAAGTTTTGGAGTGCAATACTTAGTTACATCAACTCCATCAAAGAAAGCATAAAGTTGAGTGAGAGGTTTAACTTTTTTGGAAATAAATTGAATATTTCTAGATCTCATATAAGAGATGAGATCTCTACTTACTACTCTATCGCCAACAGATGTTCTATCGAATTGTTCGGTTACTATTGTTGTGTTTCCTTGTCTACTAGAAACTCCAGTATCTCTAACTTCTCTCAATCTTTCTTCAAATATAGTAGTAGTCTCTGTTCCCATACGGGCAACAAGACCTCCACCACCTTGCCATGCTACGGAACCAGTAACCTGTCTTCTAGTTCTTGTTGTTTGAGTGACATCTTGACCAGTCCAATTATCAACCCAAGCATTCCAAACTGTTGGAGCAAATCCTGTTTGTGGGTCAACATTTAAAGTTTTTACTGCATTGGCAAGAGTCTCTACATAGTTTCCTTCAGTATTAATAATTTTAGCCTCTAGTCTAACTGTATCAACCCAAGTGTCAGTTGCGGGAGTTAATTCTAAAGTTCCCTGCCAGAAACTAATCAAGAAAGGAGTAACACTTTCAGATCTTGTTGCAAATGACTGCTTCAACCATTCTATTTCTGCATAATCAAGAGTAATAATTCCTTCATTTTTTCTAATGTTGATTCCTTCTGGGGAAGAAAATGCTAAATCGTCAGTAGGATCTACATTTACAACAGGACCAGAAATTAAATCTACCGAAGTAGTATAATGCTTTGGTCTTAATTCTTTATTTGAAATGTCTAGACTATTTTTATATTCTACAGAGTTTTCCTGAGCAAGTAATGACGTAAAATTATCTACAAAGAATCCAGACTTAAATCTGTTTAATCCATCGGCATCAGGAACAAAAAGATTTGCAGTATTTGTTTCTAGAAGAGATAATGCAGTATAATACTCAAGATTTTTAATTCTATTTTCAAGTTGTTTGATATCAACCATTCTATATCTCTTATGCTCTAAAAATTGTATAGATGCTTGAGATATATCGTAAAGATATGGTGGTAAAGTAATAGTTGCAATCTCCAGTGCATCATCAACTGATACTGGTTTTTCTAATTTTTCAGAAGGAGTTCCATATTTAACTTGAAACTTTCCATCTTTAGTCAAATAAATTCTATCAATTCTTCCAAGATAGAATGAGTAATTTGTAACAATAGATTCATCAGATGCAAGAATATTTGCTGCAGAATTTCCAGAAGAATTAAATGTTCTTCCATAAAATTCTAGTGGAGATCTTGAATTTTCTGAAACTGTATATGACGAAACTACAGGTCTGATATCAATAATATCAGAATTTTGAATTCCATCTACTGTTTTAATTTCTTTTCCATAATCAAAACTAGTATAAGAATTTACTGTAGTGATGTCTCCATCATCAGAAGATTGGTAATAACCACTTGAAAAATAAATTTTCAATTGCTTAGAAGACTCTAAAGATGAGGGTTTTCTATTGATTGTTCCACAATTATAAAAAGTTCCCTTCTGTCCAGTTGTAAATGTATAATTTGAAGATATTTCGAAACTTGAAGAATCTAAAGTTACAATAACGGCTTGAATTTTTGATTCATCTGATAATATAGTTTCACCTTCTTTAAATGAATTTTGATTTTCGTAGATAAAAGAAATTTGAGAATCTGTTAATCTTTCTGCACATATTGCAATTGCACCGCTAGATTGTCCTGTTAATTTCTCACCAATAATAAAATCTGTTGTTTTAGATGTTGGTCCATTAATAGATGATAATATTGCAGTTGGTGCAGATGCTGCAGAAGTGTTTGCAGATTCATAAATTGCATGAACTTTAATAATATCAGGAGTGTTTAGAGAAATATTTTCGTCCTGAACTCTTGTACCATATGGGAAGTTTCCAAAAGAAAGTCCATCATTTAAAGTTGTGGATCCAATACCAGATCCAGCATTTTTCGATTTATTGACAATTAATGTATTAACTCTATTTTTTAATTTTACCTTTGATTTTGGTTTAATTTTCTTTAAAGTCGCAATTAATGTAGCATTGGTATTATTAGTACCCAAATTATAAATTTGTAACTGAGTGCCTCCATTAATGAAAGCAAATTTATCTGATGTTAAAACTTCCGTTGTACCATCAGATCTAATTAATGAATATCTTTCTTCGTCAAAAGGTAAAAATGTTTCGTTCTGTCCTGCACTAACTGCCAAAGAAAGTTGATTACTAGAAATATTGACTGTGAATGTTTTTCTTATTGTTAAGGAAGCATCTGTTAAATCTACTGAAGAAATATTATTATTTGGTAATTTTGTATAAAGAGTATTATCTTGAGATGATTCTAACTTTGTAGTTAAAATTTTGAAATCAGTGGCAGATAAAGCAGAAGAAGGAAGTTTTCCGTTTACAATTCCTGTTACTGTTGTGACACCACTAATTGTAATTGAAGTCGTATTAACAGTTACGACTTTTGCTGTAACTGGTTCCGAAACCGACTGATCACTATACTGAACAAGATTTCCAACTTTAACTATAGTGCCTGGGAATAATGAATTTGGGCTGAATACTGTACTAATTCCCGATGATAATGGACTGATTGTTGCAATTCCTACAGAAAAGTCTGTTGATTGAATTGTATCTGCAGTAAAGGTTGATGCCGACCCAACAATGCCATATACAGATTTGATATCAGAAATTCCATAAGAAGTTACTGCAATAGCAACTAATCCGGATTCAATTCCATCAATTATAAATGATTCATTTTTTATAAATTCCCCACTCTTTTCATAAACAGTAATGGTTGCATTGTTTGTAACAGCATCTTTTATAAATGCACTAGCACCACTATTTTTACCTTTAATGAAAGTAGGAACTGCTAAAGTAACTGGTTGATTTAAAGTTATTTCTGTAATTGTTTGTATATCATATAAAGAAATATTCCATTGGTTTAAGTTTGAATTTGAAGTGCTGTAAGATCCAGACTCAAGTTTGAAATCATAAACTCTTGCTACACCAATTTCTTTACCTGGTGCTGAAGTTTGAGTGGTTCCAACTCTAGAATCTCTTAAACTCAATACATACGTATTTCCTATTCCAATAGTAGGTGATCCATATACTCTATTCAATTTAAGAGTTGGTCCTGTATTATAATTAATAGATTGTAACTCTAGTGTTTTTGTCGTTCTTGGTTTTGCAACATCTAAAAATGTTGGACTAATAGTTTCAATTTCATATCCCTTTATAAATGCCTTTCCCGGAGATATTTGATAAACTGCAAGATCATCTGAAGCAGTTAATCCACCATAAGTAAATTGACCTTGATTGAAAATGCCTCGATTGCCTAAATTATCATTTAAAGATTCTTTTAGTGAAACATCAAATGGAGTTACATAGTAATCTCCAGATTCTGAATATGTTCTTCTTGCTAATTCATCGGAAATGATATTATAATCTGTTGTTTGTTTTTGTGATCTTAGGACACCATTTTGAATTGTTGCTAATTCGACAAAATTAGCATCATTAAAATCATCTAAAGATTTCTTAAAAAGAGATACTGATATTTTTAATCTATCTGCTCCGGGCGCAGCATAATTATTAAAACCTTGTGAATTATCGTTTAAATTTTCATCAATATCTGCGTTAACAATCTCCTCACTTACAAAGAGACCAACTCTGTAATTTGGTTTATTATTATATTGGTCTAATATTAAAGTTTCAGTCTCTACGTTTACAAATTGCCCTCTAACAAAATAAACACCATTTGTAATCGAGAATGCTGATGCAACAGATGTTGCATCATTCGAAATAGTTGCTGCAAAGGGAGTTCCTGCTGCAATTGATGCATTTCCCAATAATCCAGAAGCAATTAATGTATTTGATGTTAATAATTCACCATTAGAAAATTGTTGAGTTGAATTATTTTGGGTATTTGAACTTAGATAATTTACATATAGAGTGATATTACCTCTTTCTGATTCTGAAGATGATAATACCTTTTCTACTACTGCAGTAACACCGGAAGTTTGTCCAGTAATTTTTGATCCTACAAGTTGATCCGCATATGCGGATACTGGAATTCCGAGATAACTATTCTGAAGTTCTACTGCATAGTAAAGTGCATTATATCCAATATTTCCAGGAATAACTTTAGAACCTTCTTTAAAAAAGTGCTGACCAAATTTCTCAATTTGATTTTGCAGTATTGATTGTAAAGTTGTTAGTTCTCTTGCCTGAACAGGATATCCTGGCTTAAAAAGTACCCTATAATAGTCATTATTTGCATCAAAGTCATCAAAGTAAGGAGATACGTTGAGATTGGTTTGTTGTGACATAATTCTTTAGAATTGCAGAATGACTTTAATATCTTCTTTTTGATTTGATGACCTTGTAATCGATGGTCTATTATCTACATAAATGATATTTCCCGAATATTTTTTAACTTCAGGATTAGCAGTACCATTGGCAAAAGATTGTCCAAGATAGTATGTTCTATTATTTATTACTGTTGATAGACCAGTAAACCCAGT